TCCCTCATATCCGCGAGTAAAAATTCTGGTATCAGGTTCTAATTTAGATAGAAAATCAATTAATTGCTTTGCTGTCATGTTGCATAATTTAATATGAAAACAAAGATAAACAAAATAATTGTAAGAAATTACTTTTAAATAAAAAATTCTTCTTTTGTTCCGTCTGCATGAGAGTATATATATGAAACTGGCGTTACAACTAATAAATTAGACATGTTTTTTTTATATTTTTTTCCAGTTCCAGGTTTTACATAAGCTATTGTCATGTGAGGTTTATATTCTGGATGTGAAAGAGTGTAATCCACTTTATCCCTAAGAGTTGCGTTCATTTGCTTCAGATAATTTCCCTCAACATTAAATTTAACAACATCAAATTTAGGATTAGAAAAAATATCAATCGTTTGAGTTTTGCATTTTATAAATTTTATTGGAACTAAACACTTTTTGATTTCTTCTAAAGGAACGTAATCATGAATTCCAAACAAAACCGTTACATGAGGCTTTGATTCTATGCCATAGCCTTCTTCTTCTGTCAAGAATATATCTTTAGAGTCTATTAATTTGTGAACAAAACTATCCCAATTTTTAATATCAAATTTTAACATAAGACAGTTATATTCATTTCTTGGGTTTTCCACTTTTTCTAATTCAATTTTTTTGTCTTTTTCCATTTAATAAGTTTTATCTATTACTTTTTGCGGTGTAAAAGCTCCAGTTTTTTCGTCATATCCTGGGAAAACATTTTCTATATTATCTTTAACAGCCGTTACTATACCTTTGTCATTAGGCGATGTATGCCATATATTTTCTTTTAAATCATCGTCTTGAATTAAATTTTGAATAATATATGAAATTTTTTCTCTAAGTTTTGTTTCGTTCATTTTAATATAAATATTAATTAAAACCTATTTTTGAAGGTTTACGAGGAAAAAACTTTTCTTCTTTTAAATTATACACATCAGAAAGAATCATTGGTTTTATATCTTCTTGATTGTAGTCAATTTTCAATTTTTTTAACAAAATTTCAACATTTTCTTTCGAAAGATTGCCAAATTCATGTTCAACAATCAGTCTTCCTTTTCTTAATAAAGCATCATCAATTTGTTCTCTTTTTGTGTTGTGTGTTGCAATTATTTTTATTTTTAAAATATCTCCAAGAATGCCATCTGTTACGTTTAATAAATTAGAAATTCCGTTGCTTGAGTAGTTTTCTCTTGGACGTATTAATTTTTCAGCATCTTCTATAACAAGAACAGAATCTTTTTGTCCTATCATAAATTCAACAAAAGATGGAGAAGTTAAATCTTCAGCCATATTTGATGGAAAAAAAATAAATTTCTTTTTAATTTTACTAGTTAAATACTTAACATATGTAGATTTTCCAGCCCCTGGTAATCCATGAAGCATTATTAAACCAGTTTTGTCTTCATCATTAAGAGCTTTCATTATCAATTTATGCTTCTTTTCAAATTCGCTGCCATAATTAAGACCAATATCAAGTTTTACTTTTTTAACGTTAAAATTACTCAAAGAAAAACCATAACTTGCCTTTACTATTAGATGTATTTTTGATTCAAGAGCAGGTTTTTCTATATGTTTTTTTATTTCGTTTATTTTATGTTCTACTTTAGAAAAATCTGAATATAACACATTAACAGAAAGCAAATATTTATCATCATCTTCATAATATTCTCTATCTAAAATAAAAAAAGAGTCTGAACTTTCAAAAATAATTCCGTCAACATATTCTTTTCCTTTTTCATCCATTCTTCTTGATTCATGAATTTTTGTATATTCTTTTTCATCAAATAAAGAAACAACGTCATCATTAAACTTTTTGTCAAATTTAAAAAAATTAGGAATACTATTAAATTTTAACATATAAAAATTTTCCGCAGGAAAACTTCCAGAATACTGTAATTCAAAAAGCATTCTATTATTTAATAAATTATCTTTTCCATTATCAACTTTTTCTTTCATGCTGCTTGTTTTATTTTTTTGTATGCTTTAAACATTTTTTCTACATCCTTTTTTAAATAATCACATTTAACTGGCTCATAATCTCCATTTTTATCATTAAACCAAATAACAATACTATCACCAAGTTCAATTCCTAAATTTTTCTCTATAATATATCTGTATATTGAAGTTTGTAGAGAGTAAGTGTTAAACTCACATTCATCCAGGTGACTTATTGGGTCTAAATAATAGTTTCTATATTTAGACTCAAACTCAAACTTTTTGTTAGTTTTGTAATCAGAAATATAAAAATAATCTTTTTTCTTATTATAACAAAATAAGTCTATCATACCAGCTATTCCAAGTTCTTCATCTGCAAGCACATATTCTGTTCTTATTACAAGATTATTTTGTATAAATTTTTGATAAAAAGAATTAAATTGATTAATTAATGCATCTGGAACGTCTGTTGGAAACACTCTGTTATGCATAAAATTGTCTGAATAAGAGTGTAAATCAGAGCCTTTTGCACAAGCGGTATCTTTAATATCTTCCCACTCAAGGAGAATTTGTTGCTTTGAAACCCCTCTTTCTATAGCTTTTTTTGTTGCCCAATAATCAGAGTTAAATGGCTTTTTAAATTTGCCAATAAGTGTTGTTGTGCTTATTAATTCTTTGTTTCCGATAAAGTATTTATGTGAACTTTCATAAAACTTAACATTATTAAATGCAGAAAATATTTTTAATAACTCTTCTTTATTCATTATTTTTTAACCTTTTTATTATATCCATTAACCACAACCTATCTTCTTTGCTTAAATTAGTATTAGCAAAAAACAAATCGAATTCTTTTCCAAACATCTTAATATCTTTAATTACTAAGCCATGTTTATTCAACATTTTTTCCGTTATTGTTTCCATAAATTTTATCTTTATAAGATGATATACAAAAATAAGATTAAATACCAAAATAAAAAAGAAAAATAGATACTTTTTCTTGTTTTAAAAACAAGAAACTTCTTCAATATATCTTTCGCCATTTTCATAAAAAATAATCAAATTAACATCGTTGTTGAAGCAAATATAATCTTTTGCAACTAAATAGCAAGCAGAAGTTCTATAATCCATCAACAAACCAGACTTTGAAGCTATGTCTTTTATATTATTTAAAACTTTATCAAAATTAACTTCTTCCTCTCCCTTAAAAAGTCCTTTTATTTTCTTTTTTGGACTAAAAACATTCAAATTATTTACTATTTCTCTTTTTTTTCCGTTAAGATTAAACCAGCCATTTGTTATGCTTACATTATATAAATCAGAATTTGGAAAGCTTTCTTTTAATGCTTCAGCAAAAATACCTGACTCAGAATAAATAAAAATGTTTTTCAAGTTTTTATGACTTGCTTGTAATTGCAACTGTAATTCCTGGCAAAAACTTATTTTATAAAAATCTTTAACCATTTTGTCATCATAAAAATCTACATTTAAAAGCCCAGGAGTGTTTAAGATTATTTCATCTCTTTCTTTTTTTAAATATTCAAATTGATTTGAATCAATCAAATAAATGTTTGCACCGAACATTTTGCAAAGACTAAGATGATTTTTATTAATATGTTTAGGACAAATAATATTACATTTATAACCCTTTTTGGCACAAAAATAAGCAAAAGAAACAGCATATTCCCCATTTAATATAGAAATAAGGCTTGAGCCTATTGATATAATTCCATCATTTCTTAATTTAGTTAAAACTGATTCCGTTATTCTATCCTTAATTGAACCGCTTGGGTTTTTGTTTTCCATTTTGGCAGCAATAAAGTTATTTAAAAAAGCAATTGGTGTAGTTCCTGGCTTTAAATCCATTGTTTAATTTTAGGTATAAATATAGCGTTTTTAAAAAAAAACAACTATTTATAAAGAAAAATATTTCAATAAAAATGGAAAATAAAAGCATAGAACAGTTTCAAAGAATGTTAAAACTTATTGGACACAAGCAAGTTAACAACAAGTTTGATGTAAAAGAAGCTATAAATAAAGCTATAAATAATCCATTATTAAAAGAATCTAAAGCTAATGTATATGACCAAGATGTCGAACATAGCACTAAAGATGTTGAAACCAATAAAGAAGTAGGAAGTGGTTCTGACCCTAAATATTACGCAAATACATTAGTCTCAGCTACTGGTGGTGATAGAAATTTTGATATGCCATACAGAATGTGGATAATCGGAATTCCATATGGAGAAATGGAATTAAGAATAAATCAATATAATAAAAAAAATCTTAACGAACCAATAGAATTTGATTTTGATGATTTAAAAAACAGTTGGATTAAAAAACCTTTTTCTACTTCGGTTAAGGTGTCAACCCTTGGAAATGTGGGATTTCTTGAAAAAATAGGAAAATATATTCTGGAATTTATGGCAAGAATATATTCTGGACAATTAAATGCAGCAGAAAGCAAATTTGAATCTGATTGTGGCGATAAACTATTTGAAACAGATAAAGCTAAATCTATTTCTTTTAATTTTTTAAGAGAATTTTTAGGCTCAGTTACATTTAGTCAAGCTTTTGGTGCTGCAAAAATAAAAGTAGATGATGAAGTTGATAAAAAAATTGCTGCGCGTGGTTTTAGAATTGGAAAAGAAAAAGTTTTTAGTGGTTTAACGGGAAACAAGTATAATGCTCGTATTCCTAATTTTAATGCCTGGGCATTAGAAGTTGTAAAAAACGAAATTATAAATCAATATTCAATATTTGGCGAAAGAAATCTAGTTTCTCGTGCTGATATATCAAGATATCTGGACACACTTAAATATCCTTATGTTGTCATAGGAAACGAAAGATTTACAGAAAGAATTCGTGCAGAATTTGGAACAAAAATGACGAAAAAAGACTGGGGAGATTATAAAAGATTGTCTGGAACTCAATATAAAGGTTATCCAACAATAATAGGGAAAAAATATTTTGCTTTTTCTTATACAAGACCAGAACTTTTATTGGCTGATATAATTTCAGCGCAAGAAGGAAAAGAAAAATATAGTTCTTTTTCACCCCTATCTCTTCAATACATATCTGCTAACGAAAAAAACGTAAAATTAAAAAGTTTAATACAATCAATTTTTACATCTTCTCTTAAACCATCTGGAGAAGGTAAACCTACAGATTCTCCTAGCAAAGAATATGAAGATGCTATATATAGAAGCATGGGATATTCTTTTGGCGATAAAAGCTCTGAGGGAGATGAAAATGAACCATATAATGGTGAAAAAAATTCATTAGTTGGTGGCAGTGAAGAACAAAAAGACTTTGAAAGATTAGACAGAGAAGAAAGAGTTCAAAGACTTATGGGAACTAAAACTTTTATAGACAAATTTAGTCAAATAATAGGAAATAAAAATCCAAAATTATACAAAAATTTTATAGGAATTACAAACAGAGCAAATAGAAATAATATTAAAAATAATAAAAGTTTAGTTAAAGAATTTTATTCATTTATTGGCGATTTGATATCTGAATCTTTATTATCTTTTACAAAAGCAAGTAGAGAAAAACATCAAGCAAAAATGAAAGACATAGGAGGTATTTATAATGAAGTTTTTGAGAAATATTACAACAGAAATCAAAATCTTTCAGATGAAGAAAAAGAATCTTTATTTTCAAAAGAAAGATTAGGCACAAACGATAAAGGATATAATGGAATATTGTATTTAACAGATGACAATTTAAGCACAATAAAAAATGCTGTTAATGAATTTATGTATGCAGATAAAAAAGAAAAAAGAGAAACTTTTAAAGATATGGAACTGAGAGAGTCAATTCAAAAAATAAGAAATCTTATTAGAGAACATCTTATGAAAGAGTTTGGCACAGAATATCAGGCAGATTTAGATGAAGAAAGAATTTCAAATGAAGAGGGAGCAAAAAAAGTAAACGAAAAACACAATTTTATAGGGTCACAGGTGTTTGGTGAAGATATAGGAAACATAGGAAAAGAAACAGATTGGAAAGATGGTATGTATGGAGTTTTTTCTTACGGAGAACAATTTCCTATTTTTGTTTATACCAACTCTCCATTTTATGACCAAGATGGAAATTTAAAAAATAAAGATGGAAAGTTTAGATGGTTCCACAACATTGAACAATACAAATATGACATTGACAAAGATGGAGAAAAAGAAGTAATGAAATCAGTTGAAAAACATAAAGATTTATTAAAACCAAACTCAACAACTCATGGTCTTACTACCGCAACTTTGTTGGATATGATTAAAGCCTTCAAAAATAAACACAAAATAAAAGAATTAAGTCATGTTAGTATCAAGCCTGGAGAAGGTCAAGGAATACATTTTGGTTCTTCTCATAAAAAAGATTAATGAATCAAACCATCAACATATTCTTTTATTTCTTTTTTTGACCAAAGCACAACCAATTTATCACCACTGTCTTTTACTGCTTGCCATTTTGCTTCGTTTTCTAATTCTGAGTCTATATCTGCTCCGCTCTTATTATAAGTCCAGTCTGACTTTATTTCAATGGTTATACCTCTAAATAAGAAGTCAGAATGATAAACGTGACTTTCTTCATTTAAAATGTAATCATAAGATTTGCCATTTGACACTTCGGTTAATAAGCTTTTTTTCTCTATTTGTTCAAGAAAATATTTTTCGTATCCACCTTGATAAAACAAAGATGTGTCTCCATATTTTTCTATTTTAAATCTTGTTTTTATTCCTTTTAAAAATATTTCTCTACTTTGCGTTGGATATTCAACTCCATGATTCTTTTTACATGTTTGTTTTGATTTTTCTTTACAATCATCAATTTTCATATTATGATTAACGCCATATTTTTCTAAACATGTCTGTTTCGATTTCTCTCTATTGTTGAAATTCTCATTTCCATATCTTTCTAACTTGATTTGTTTAACTTGCTTTTTAAACTCTATGCTTTGAGATATGAATTCAACTCCATATTTTTCTAAACATGTGATTTTCGACTGTTCTTTGTTGGTATAATTTTCATTTCCATATTTTTCTAATTTGGTTTTTTTTGATTTTTCTTTTATCTCTTCGTTTTGAAACACGTTTTCATTTCCATATCTTTCTACACAAGTTTTCTTGGCAAGCTCTCTGTTCGAATAATTTTCATCACCATACTTTTTAAATTTAATTCTCTTGCACTTTTCAACGGCACACTTTTCAGAACAACAATATATTTCTGTTAAATTTTTAGTATTCTTTGTGTATTTGTTAAAAGAAAGCTGTTTTTCTTTTTCGCAAATATCACATTGAACATTTATTTTTATCCCACTTTTGTTTGAAAGTTCTGTTGGTTTAATGGTAATTGTGTCTCCAAGCTCACAATTGTAGCCGATATTTCTAAAATGTTTTCTTTGAGAACAACATCCTATTTTTATTTCTTTATTTTCATCTAAAATCATATTTCTCCCTTTAAATCTTTTTCAATCAAAAATCTTATTCTTGCTGCTGGAGAATATGTTTTTTCTTTGCAGTAAGTAAAAAATTTTTCTTTCAATGAAGGTTGTATTGATACGTGCATGTATTCTTTTATTTCTTCATTTTTTTTTGGTCTTCCTTTTTTCATAAACTAATTAGTTTATTATAAATATTGATAAAAAAATTATTTTCTATTATTTATAACAAAATTTAATAAAACAATGGCAGCAAAGAAAAAAGATGATTCAACAGCTTCAAGCAGAAGTTTAAACAATGTCCACATTAAAAGAAAGGGAAGACATTCAAAAAAGAAAAATTCTAAAACTAAAACATCTAAAAATTATAAAAAAAGATATGTAGGTCAGGGCAGATAATTATTTATTAAACCAAGTTTCTAACATTTGTTTTGCAGTTTCAAAATCTACTAAGGCTTTTCTTTCGCTATTATTAAGAGAAGTTATTTTTAAATAATTACAAACTGTTAAAAATCTTTTTATATCATCTATAGAAAATTTATTAATAAAAACTTCTTCAACTTTATCTTTAAATTCTATGTAATTAAGTAATGTTTCTCCTGGTTTAACTTTGCCGTCTTTGTATAAAACATCAATAAGTTCGATGAATTTTGTTCTGTATTTGTTTATATTATTGGTTTGTTGTTGATAATATTCTTCAAATTCCTTGTTTTTATCGTTTGTTGATTCGACAATATTAGAATCTCCAGATAAAGATGTATCTCCAGAAAAAACATAATCCATTGAAGACAATAAACCCAATCCATCTGGAGCTTTCATGGGTTGCACCGATACAATTTCATCTAATGGAGATTTGTTGTTTGGTGATTGTATTATTTTTTGTTTTTTATCCTTAGTTTTTTCTCCTTCTTCTTCATCTTCTATAGATTGTGCGCTTATAAAAAGAATCATTGCCAATGGGTCAAATACAAATATAAGCATTAAAATTAACCAGTTAACAACAGTATCCATTGGTTTTCCAGTTAAAGTAGCAATATATTTTAAAGGACCTACTTCAGCAACTTCATTAGAATTTGATAAAGCTAATTTTTGATTTTCATAAACAGTTATAGAATCATTTAAAACATTAATTTCAGAGTTGTATTTAGATATATCTAAATTAATCTCTTTTATCTCTCCATTAGCATCGTTTATGCTGTTTTGTGCATTCTTAGCTGATGTTGTGTGATTTGTGCTTAAAAGATTGTCTATTCTTGTTTCTTGAGTGGTTCTTAGATTAGTTAAAGATTTTTCTCTTTCTGTCCTTGATTTAATCAAATCTTCGTTTCTTTGAATTTGACTCTTTATCAAAAATTCTTTTTTATCAATTATTGCAGTTTGTTTTTCTATATTATTAAACTTACTAGCTGTTTTTTGATAAGCATCAGTTAAAAATCCATATATACCAGCACTTGTTATAAACATTAAGGCTACTGTAAAAATGGTCAACAATGCACTTTTAATTATCCCAAGCTGTTTTTTATGTCTTTGAACATAAGATGCTGACATTAATTTACCCATCTCTAAAACAGATGCCATAATAATAACTGGAATTATTGCTCCAGCAAATAACTTGGAAAGACCAGTTATTGAAAAATAAGCAGCGACTCCAGCAATTATAATAGATAAAAAAAATCCAAGATGTTTTCTAATATTGTTCATTAGCTTGCTAGTATTTTTCTTTCTTTTTCAATATCCCTGTTTAAAGCACTTTCTTCACTAAACTTTTCACCATATCTTGCTTTTAATTTAGCAATATTTCTTTCGTATATTTCAAAAACATTAAACCCTTCTAAATTAACAATAACTTTTAACGCTTTAGCGGCTTTATAAAAAGCTTCTTTATATTTTGCTTCGTCCATAGGTTTACCATAATAAGCCATTTTTTTATGTAAATCCAAAACATTTGCAACAGCTTTAATTAAATCCACACAATAAATAACACCAAATTCTCTAAAATAAGATTCATCACTTTCAGTAGAAGTAAAATAATCATCTTCAATATTAAAACCTAATTCTCTCTGGATAATCGAAAAATACCAAAAAATATCTCCGCATTCTTCAAATACATTCACTGAATCGCATTCTTTTGAACCGTCATAATTTTCAATTAATTCAGCGGATTCGGTTACCATACCCATTGCCGCGTGAAGCATATTTATTTGTTTTTCATCATTTACATAAAAATTTGAAGAGATTGTCTTTTCTGCTAATTTGTTATAAGTTTCCTGGTTCATCTGATTTTTGTTTTTGATTTTATTTTAAATTTTTATTTCTACCACTTTTTGTTTTTTTTGTTAATTCTTTAGTTTCATCTTTTAATGCAACAGGATTATCAGAAATAACAGGTTCTTTAATTTGTTCTGCAAAATTAAATTTTATTTCTTTATTATTCAAGTCATAATCAATTTCAACCCTCATTCCATCCACAATTTCTTTTCTTAAAACTTTTTGAGACAGTGGTGTTTGAATTTCTTTAGATATAGCTCTAACAATGGGTCTTGCTCCATATTTTTCATCATATGAATTATCTGCTATAAATTTAACCAAATTATCTGTAAAAGTAAGAAATATCTTTTTGTTTTTTAAAACCTCATTAATTTCTTCAAGCTTAATCTTAACAATTTGCTGAATATTATCTTCAGATAATTTTTTGAAAATTATTTGTTCATCAATTCTGTTCAAAAATTCAATTCTGAAGTATTTAGTAAGAGCATTTTTAATTATTTGTTCTTCATTGTAGTTTGTTGAACTTGCATCATCTTTAAAGCCTACTTTGCCTTTCAAGTTTAATTCTGCTGTTCCAGCGTTTGAGGTCATTATTATTATAGTGTTCCTGAAGTTTATTTCTCTTCCGAGCCCATCAGTTAACTTTCCATCATCCAATATTTGTAAAAGAATATTTAAAACATCAGGATGTGCTTTTTCTATTTCATCAAACAAAACAACACAATAAGGATTGTTTTTTACTTTATCTGCTAAAAGACCACCTTCTTCATATCCAACATAACCAGCTGGAGCACCTATTATCCTGGATACAGAATGTTTTTCCATATATTCACTCATATCAAGTTTAATTAAACTATCTTTAGTGCCAAACAGATATTCCGCTAATGTCTTAGCCAACTCAGTTTTGCCTACACCAGTCGAACCTAAAAATAAAGCAGAAAAAACTGGTTTATTTGTATTTGAAACTCCAGCTCTTCCTCTTTGTATTGCTTCTGAAACCTTTAAAACAGCCTCATGTTGACCGATAATTTTTTTCTGAATTTCTGTTGGCATATTAATCAATCTATCACTTTCGTCTTTTGATATTTTATTTACTGGAATTCCAGTCATTTTAGCTACAGTCTCATAAACATCTTCTTCTTTTACAAGAACCTTATTGTTCATAGAATCTTGTTTCCATTTTTTCTTTAATTCTTCAAGCTGCTTTTGTTTATCTCTTTCTTTATCTCTTAAAAGAGCAGCATTTTCAAAATCTTGAGCATCTACAACTATTCTTTTTTCTTTTGTAATATTCACAAGTTCTTTTTCAACATCTAATATATATTGAGGAACAACAATATTTTTAATATGAACTCTTGCTCCAACTTCATCTAAAACATCCAAAGCTTTATCTGGAAAAAATCTTGAAGTAATATATCTATCAGCCAAGTCAACACATGCTTCAATGGCATCTTCAGGAAAATCAACCAAATGATGTATTTCGTATTTATCTTTGGCTCTCATTAATATTTCCTTGGTTTGTTCTTTCGTTGAAGGTTTTATTAAAATTTTTTGAAACCTTCTCTCCAAAGCATGGTCTGTTTCAATGTATTTTTTATATTCATCAATTGTTGTAGCGCCTATACATTGAAGAGTTCCTCTTGCCAAAGCAGGTTTCAATATATTAGAAACATCTAAAGAACCAGAAGCATTTCCTGTTCCTACAATTGTATGAATTTCATCAATAAACATGATGATGTTTGGGTCTTTTTCTATTTCATCAATAATTACTTTCATTCTCTCTTCAAATTGACCACGATATTTTGTTCCAGCAATAACCGAAGTTAAATCTAATTGATAAATTATTTTATCCTGCAATATACGAGAAACCTGATTATTTGCTATTTTTATAGCCAACGTCTCAATTAAAGCTGTATTGTGTGATAAAATTCCGTTTGTATAATATCTGTGGTCAGACTCATCAGATAATTCGAAATCATACATCTCTTCTTCATATCCAAGAGTAATAACAGATACCACCTCTGATTCGGAAACTTGTCCATTATCATCAACGCAAACAAATGAACCTGGTCTTAAATTTTTTACAAAAACTTCTTTTAATGATGTTTTTAAAAAACTCTGTTCATCATATTCTTGAATGAATACAATGTGATTATCCGCACACTTTAAACTCATTCCGTTTTTTAATGTTAACTCATAAACCTCATAAGGGACTGTTTTATGAAGTTTAGTTAACTTCTTATATCCAGTATCAGTCATGATACTATAATCGCTCAAATCAAAGCTCTCAGTTATTTTTTTAAAACTTTCTTCCATTAATGTTTCTTTCATTTTTCTTGTTTGTTTTTATGTTCTTCATTACATTTTTTCATTAAAAAATCACTCCACCAGTTTTCAAAAGTAAAATAATCCAACAAAAAAATTACAACCTGGCGTTAGAAAGCGATGTTAAAAAATCTTTTACTGATATCTTTTTCTCCTCTCCAGTTATATCATTGCGGAGAGTAACAAGTGTATACTTTTCTATACATTTACCTGTCCCAGGCTCGCCCACAAGAACTGGGTTGTTTTTCTTTCTTCTACTTAACACTTGGATTAATCTTTCGATTTCATTTTCTCTACCAATAGCTTCATCTAATTCTCCTAAAGAAGCTAAAAGTGTTAAATTTCTTCCAAAATTATCTAAAATTTTAAATGCTTGATTTTGACCTTTTTTATTTGATTTAGAAGGTTCTGGCTTGTTATCCGCTTGCTCTTGACTCATGTTTTCTATTTGTTTTTTTTAATATTTTTTCTTAATGTATCAATATAATTGTTTTTTATATTTAAAGGTAATATAATTTTTATTTTATTATTGTAAATTTTTATTTTGCTCAAATTTATATTAAGACCAATTTTTTCTTCTAAAAAAATAAGTTCTTGTTTTTTATTGAATAATTCTAAAACTTGCTCATTCATAATTAAACTAATTTTAAGCTTTAAAACTTTAGTGTCATCATAGTATTTATAAATAAAACGTTCAACATCATTATATTTACAATATATTATTCTACCTAAATTGTCTTTTTTTTCTATCATTTAAAACAAAGTTTACAGGAACAAAAATAAATATTTTCTATTTATAAAAAAAGGATTTATGCAAGAAATAGCTGCTGGTTTATTAGTTTATCATCCAAAGTCTAAAAGAATTCTATTAGGATTAAGAAGCGATTTAAATTGCTGGGCAAACTTTGGTGGTGGGTTTGAACCAAAAAAGGATAAAACAATAAGAGAAACTGCTATAAGAGAATTTTGGGAAGAGACGATGTGTGATACAAAATATAATATATCAAAAAATCCAATAGAAATACATGAAAGCAATTTTTTAAGATATTACACTTACCTTGCTTTATTTGACGTATTATTTGAACCAACCATAAATGATGAACACAAAAATTATGGTTGGTTCAAACTTAACGAACTTCCTTCAAATTTATTGCCAGAATTTAAACAAACCCTGGATAAAAATATAGGAATGTTAGAGAAAATTTAAGCATTAGCTGAATTAGCGAACAATTTAATGTATGCTTTATACAAAAGTTCTACATCATTTTCGCAATGATTTGATATTTTTTTCAAGTCATTTTCTAAATAAAAAATATCTTTAATCATTGTTGAATCAATATCATCCATTGATTCTGAGAAGCCTAAAGTGTAAGCTAAAAGTTTAAACGATACTGGCGCTTCATATGAACCCCACCTCCAAAGAGTTTTTAAATCTGCAAGAAAATTTCTTTCCCAAGGCTTTAAATCTGGATAGAAAAACATTTTTGGAACCATTATTCCATTTATAATTAATCTTTTTGCTATAAACGGTAGATGAAATCCTTCACCATTATATGCGCAAAAAACCGTTCCTCCACTTAAATCATTTAACTTTTCTGCTAATTTTCCGCCTACGAAATCGTTTAATAATTTAGTTTCATCAGGTGATATAAAAGACTTTTTAACAAACTTGTCATTATATATCATTCCAACAGATATGCAAACAATTTTACCAAATTCTGGATGCAGAGATGCTTTTTCATTCCACAATTTTTCAAAAAAAGTTTTGTCATCACCTGCTTCTTGTGTGTCCTCTGGAAGTTCATTTTTAAACTTCTTTAAAAATAACTCTCTCAATTGTTCTGGGGCTTCTGCAAGCTTTTCAAATTGTGGCACTGTTTCAATATCAAGGAATAAAACCTTATCTACTTTTTTTAAATTCATATTTTTTATTTTTAATTGTTTTGTAATCCTCTTTCTGGCATTTCATATCTTTCTCCAAGCTGGACAGATAGAGCGGCAACTTTTCTAAGATATGTTAATGTGTTTTTGTATGGAGCTGGCTCATTATACCAGGCATCGTTTGCCCTGTTTAAATTGTATTGAATTGCAGCCAATGCATCCCCAGCATGAAAATCTTCAATAATGTCTGGACGCGCCAAATTTTTCTTTGCCTGTTCTTGATAATCTCTTTCAGAATCAATTGCTTTGTAAACTTCTTTTCTTTCCATTTTTTTTGTTTTTATTTTTAATAATAATTTTTTAATAATGAACTTGAATCATGCATTCTTAATATTCTTATAGCACCATCTTTTATTTGACGCACACGCTCTCTGGTAATATCAAATTCTTGACCAATTTCTTCTAATGTTTTTCTTTCATAATCGAACAAACCAAAATACATACAAACTATTTCTTTTTGTCTTTTGTTTAATTTCGACAAAGACTTTTCTATATCTCCAGAAAGCAGTTTAACGTTCAATTTTTGTTCTGAATCTTCTGATTCATCTACAAGAACATCTGTAAGTGAAAAATTGTCATCATTTTTAGAAAGATTAGCATCTATGCTTGTTGTTTGATTTCCAAAAACAAAAGCTTCTCTAACATCAATATTTTCATCATTAATATATTTTTGCAACTCTTCAGCAGAAGGTTCTCTGTGATGTTCTTTTAGGAAGTTTTCAAAGAAGAAATTTACCTTATTGGTATTTCTAACTTTATTAATAGGCATACGCACTGCTTTGCCATTTTCAGCTATGGTTTGTAATATTCCTTGGCGAATCCACCATACTGCATAAGAAATGAATTTAAAGCCTCTTGACTCATCAAATTTTTGAGCAGCTCTAATAAGCCCTAAATTTCCTTCGTTAATAAGGTCTTCAAGTGATATGCCTTGACCTTGATATTGTTTCGCAACTGAAACAACAAATTTTAGATTGTGGGTGACTAACTTTTGAATACTTTTAGCATCTCCATTTCTTGCACTTGCTGCAAGCACAAGTTCCTCCTCATTGCTGAGGAGGGGTATTTTATTTATTTCATTAAAATACTTACTTATGGATTCACTTGATTTGTTTGTAATTCTTTGATTTATCTTCAATTGCTTCATTTGCCTTTTTGTGCAAATATAGCAATTTTATAGATAATGAACAAGTTTTTGTTTAATTTTTTTGTCATTAAGTTTATTTAAAGCTCTTTCTTTTATCTGTCTTACCCTTTCTTTTGACGAAGAAATTTGTTTTGCAATAGATTCTAAAGAATTTTCTCCTTCACCATCAATATTAAAATATTTAATAATTACAAATCTTTCTTTTTCATTTAATATTGATATACAACACATCAAATCTTTGTTTAGAGATTGATTGTTAACTTCTTTATAAATGTTCTCTTCTGCCAAAACATCTTCTAAAAAATCAGCCATAATCTCTTCGGATTCTCCATCTGGATTAACTTTTTTATCTAACGATACTGTGTTTTGTTCTGATAAATTGACAATTATCAAAGCGTCTTCTTGTGTTATTTTTAAACTATCAGCTACTTGTTCTATTGTTGGCTTTTCTTGAAAGTCCTGAAGAAATAGATTTTCAAGTTTTTTGTATTGATTTATTTTTGCTGATTTGCTTACAGGAAGCCTAACAGTTTTTCCACACTCCTGGATATGTTTCATTATTGACTGACGAATCCACCATACAGCGTATGATATAAATTTAAAACCTTTTGTTTCATCAAACCCATGCGCAGCTCTGATTAAACCTTCATTGCCAACATTAATTAAATCAGCAAGAGATATGTTTTGAACCATATATTGTTTGGCAACTGAAACAACAAATTTTAAATTTGAATTAACAAGTTTATTTAAAGCTTTTTCGCTCTCTTTTGGGTCTTCACTTCTTATCTTAATAGCACACTCAACCTCTTCTTGTATGGATAGCTTTGGAAATTTATCAATTTCTATAAAATATCTCTCTATTGATTTTGAATCTCTGTTGGTAATTTTTTGACTGATTTTTAATTGTTTCATTTTTATTTGTTTTTGTGAATTATTTACATAAATGCATGACTATAAGCAAATTACCTAAAAGTGTTTAGTAAAATAGCTGATTATCTTGCTGTTATGTTTTATAGAACGCAAAAAAAGCAAAAAAGTTATGGATTTGGAGTATTATTTTTTAAAAATTCAAGTCGTTGTTGTATTTTACTGCATAGCTCATAGTTTTCTTCTAATTTTGCCCTCTTAAATACTTGTTCCAGGAAATCTGAATCTGTAATAGAGTTTAGGTTCTTTTCAAATAATTCTTCTAATGTAAGATTAGAATTTGTTCCACCAGTTTTTATTAAATTTTCTGAAGATGCAGCAGAGAATAAAATGCTTTTGTTTGTATAATTTGAGAAATGTTGGAATAAAATTAACATTTCTTTTTCTTGTTCTTTTATAGTTAGCTTAAAAAAAGCATCAAAATCTTCTTTTTCTTTTGATATGTGAATTGCGTTTTTAGAATAATATTCATCGCACATATCAGAAAATTCTTTAGGCAAATTCTTATAATCTAATTTATAAGTTATAAAATTTTTAGAATTTTTTTTAATGTTTTTTGGCAAATCTTTATTTTTAGAGGCAATTAAATAGCATCCTTTGATAATGTTTGTTACGCCTAATTTTTTTAAAAAAATTGGAACTTTTTTGCTGTCTATTTGTTTTTTTATTTTAGATATTATGTTCATATGCTCTTTTTGTAAAGATTGAAAATCTAAGAACATACTGTTTTCAGGAAACATTTTGTCATAATCAACAGCATCAAAAGCATTATCAAATTCAATAACAATATAATAATTTAAGTTATCATAGTTCAAATTTGAATTTGGCTCACTGTCTGTTTTAAGCTCTATAAATCTTTCTTGTGAAATTTTTTTAAATAATCTCATTTTACTTAGACCATTCTAATTGTGTAAAAAACTCTTTAATTGCTTTAAAACCTGCCTCATCTATATTCACAAAAGATTCTTGTGGGACAGGAGGTTCTTGTGTTAAATTTATACCACTAAAAGTTACCGACAAATATTTTTCTTCTTTGCCTTTTTGTCTAAATGTTATTAAATCAAATTCCAACACGCCTGAATCGTCACCTACTTTTAAGTAATATGATGGACTAATATCTTTTTGTTCCATTTTATTTTTTTATTAAATTTATCTCAACGTTTTGAAAAAATTTTTTTGCCCAAGTTTTAAATCTATCTGCATCAAACTTTTTATCTTCAAAGAGAACAATTGAATTAATATTGCTGTCTGTTGTTAAAATTTTTTTTATTTGATTGCATTTTACCTGGAAATAATCCTCTTCTCCTTCTCTATAAAATGAAAAATCAAAATCAAACCCATGCTTATAAAGCAACTCCTCTACTTTATTTTTTACTTTTATAGGTCTTTCAGAAACCATACAAACAATATTGTTTGCATTTTTTTTTGCGTTTTCATATTCAATCTTCATTTTCATGTTGATTGTAATTGGAAAAACAGATGTGTCTAAAGATTCTTCTCTATTATACCAACCATGATGAGTCCAGTCTTTTCCAGTTTTTTTCCTATAAATAATTCTACCATAGGCTGCATCAACCGTATTAAATAAGGTTCCATCAAAATCAAAAACTACAATTTTGTTTTTCATTTAAAGAAGTTATTTTATCTTCTTTATTCCACAAATAAATATTTCTGCTGTAAGCATTTGGTGCGACAAATTTATTTGTTCTACATCTACTATATGTTTACATTTCTCTGCATCTTCCACAATGCATCTACCATTATTTTTATCGTTAGAACTATCAGACATCATTTTGCTGGTCTTAAAGTAAAAAGCATTAAAAGACTCTTCATCTTCAAATTTAAAATATAGTGGTTCATAAAATCTACGAGATGTTTTAATGTTACTATACATCCTTGCAGGGACATTGCTAATTTTTCCTAAATATTCCACTTGTATTAATTTTGTTGTTAAAAAAATATTATTAACAACATAATAATATATAAAAAACAAAAAGTCAAATTAAATTTTGTCTTTGTATTTTAATATTTTATTTAATTTTACCTGGTCAAGAGTCATGCCTTCTCCCCCATCAAGTACAATATTGTAATTTTTGTTTATTGCCATTTCGATAGTCTCAAAACCAAATCTTGTATTTCCAACCAAAAAACCACGTTCAGTAAACAAAACTTTCCAAGGTTTACCTGTGCTTTTATCAAATGTCACTCTCACATTTTTTTTAACAGGAGTCTGTATCGGCTCTTGAGATGGTGTTACAACGTGTTTTTTTATAATAGGCTTTGAAGCTGGTTTTTTTCCATTGAAATTATTTTGTATCATTTCGTTTATTTTTTTTCTTAACATTACTTCGTTTATGTTTGATGTGTCAGAAGAAGATGTAGCATCTGTCGAAGGCGTGTTTAATATTTGTTTAACTACTTTTTTCTCAGAATCTGGTTTTTTTGTTTCTTCTTCCTGTTTTTTTAAACTATCTTGTTGATTACTTAAAAGTTTTCCTTTTTTTGCAATCTCATCACCTTTGTCTTTCATTTGTTTTGACAAGTAGTTTCTTTTATAGGTATCTTTTGTAACAGATAAAACTTTGTTTATTTCGTCTTTTTTTGTTTTATCGTTTTTTATATCGTCTTGAGTGTTTTGAATAGAATTTTTTAAAGTATCTACCACATTATTGTCTTTGTCAGCTTCTCTTTTTTGAATTGTGGGCTGAGGTATTGAAGTTTTGTCATCTTCTTCTTTAAACAAAAAATCAGATAAATCATTCTTTTTTTGAATGACATTATCTGATTTTCTTATTTTCTTATTTATGCTCACTTATATTTTAACAATAAATAGTGAGCAATTTTTAAATCTCAGAACTATTTAAAAGACGAGCCATATGTTGCCTAAACTTCATTTCTTCAGCCATTTTTTCTTTTAAAGCTTTATCTTTTCTAATGAATTTAGACTTTTTTCTTTTTGAATTTTTTACATGTTTCTTAAAGTCTTTTTCAGCTTTTTTTACTCTTTGTTTACGTGTTGTTTTATCTTTTACCATATATTTTTTTTGTAAAATTAATTAATTAAATCAATAAAGTCAATGAATAATTATTTTTTATGTATTAAATCTCTTAGTTTTATTGCTAATTCAAAATTCTCTTCAATCAGAGCATCTGAAAGTTCTTTTGACAGTTCTTTTTTGCTCATTGTAAAATAATTTTTTTCAACATAATCACATTTGTCATCTACAAGATGAGCAGAGTTTTGATTAATATCTAATTGATATTCTAAAAACTTTTTAATATCCATATTTATAGAATGAATCATTTTTTTTATTCTTTCTAAAGGAATTTCTCTTTTATTTTTTATGGATTCTCCAGGATTTAACATGTCATCAATAAGTTCTATAAAAATTTTAGCATCTAATGTCGCTATTTTATTTATAATAAGAGGTAACATTTCTCTTTTATTTTCAATATCAAATAAAGTATTTTGTTCTAAATATTCATCAAGAGCAATTTCTATCCCATAAAATATTTGTTTCCAAACTTGAGGACCTAACAATTTATGAAAATGTTCATCTTCATAACTATCTGCTTCATCTGTTATTGATTTTCGTAGATTTTCACTAAAAACACTTAACCTAATTGCAAATAAATATTCCATAGCACCTTTTGCAAGCTCATGCAATAATACTGGAAAATTACATGCAACAGCCTCTACTTTAGATATTTTTATACCATTCTCTTCTTTAATTTTTAACTTAACGGAACCAACTGGAGCCCTTTCAAACAAACTATATGGATGCATTTTCCAAATAATAAGCCCAGAATTTGCATTTATTTTGTTATATAAAAAATATAATTCTGGATTAATTTCATCAATTTCTTCTTTAAAATCTTTTAAAACATCAAATAATTTATAACCACCACCCATTATCATTGAGTTTATTATTTTCCTTATCTCTATTTCTTTGTGTAAAATATTTTGTTCTTCTTCTGTAAGCTTAACTTTTTCTACGTTTCCGTTTTCATCCACTTCAAAGTCCTCAGCAATACATTCCATGCTTTCTTTGGATATTCCCAAAATTTTTCCTTCTATATTGTCCATTATATCATCTGAAAAACCAAATTCTTTTTGGATTATTTTTTTTGCTAAGAATTCAAGTTTTTTATAACATGGTTTTTCAATTTTTGCAGTTTTATTTATTAAAAAATCGAAATCTTCAATAGAATCTATTTTACCAGCTATCATAACTTTATCCATAATTTCTTCAAACTCTTTGGATGCAATTCTCTCTTTAGTAGTTACTTTTCCTCCTAAACAAAACAATTTAATATTAGAATATGGAGTGGCATATATGTTATTTTTATCTGCCAACCTTTTTTCTGTATCAGGATGAGGTCTTTCAATTTCCCCTTCTTTAAATAACATCATGCTTTTGGTTTTGTTTTAATTCCAGGATTAGGTATTTGTTTTGGGTTGTTAGGCGCTGGTTTTGCTGGCTCTGTAGTAGGTTTAACGATTGGTTTCGTTAATGGTTTAGTTTCTGACAACACTTTAATAAAATTTTCGATAATCATAATTGTATTTTTATTTAAATCCAGAAAAAAATGGAGATTATATTTGCAAACCTTATAAATTCAAGATTGAGCCGTTTTATATTGCAAAATTATTCTTGTAAAACAACAACGTTATTTAAATAATATTCTATACATTTTTTATAATTTTTAATATCCTTATCTTTTAATGGTAAAAAAAGATTAAATTTTCTATTGTCACAAGTTGGTGTAATATCAATAAAATCACTTTCTTTTTTAACTACAGAATGTAAAATAAAATAAAATTTATTTTCTTCAATAACATCTTGCAAAATATAATATCCAACGACTTGTTCTCCACATTTGTAAGTTTTTATGTAATTTATAACATTATTGTGACAATTATTCAATGAACAATTAGGTTTTGGATTAATAAATATTTTATATAAAATAAATTTATCATCTATTATTTTACAAGCCGATAATAGTTCTTTTGTTAATTTTGGATACTTACAATCCCTTTTACCATCATTAACATTAAAAGTTAAATTCATCAAATTTTGCTTCATTTAAATCTTGGTCAAATGAACCCACTACGTAGGTTTGTATCTGAGTTTCTTGCGGTGCAACTTGCACATCTTTGCTATTAACCCAATTATTCATCCAAGTGATTGGATTATTTATTTTTGAAAACAACGGCTCAAGTTTAATAGCTTTCATTCTTTGGTTTGTTATCCATTTCATGTAATCGCACATAATTTGTTCATTTAAGCCAAGCAAAGAGCCTTCTGTAAACAAATATTTAGCCCAAGCCATTTCCTCTTCTGTAGCTGATTTAAACATTTCATATACTATCGGCTCACATTCTTTTACAATATGTTGGAATCCTTCTGTTTTTTCGTCTCTAAGAATATTTAAAACCTTTTGAGTAAATCCAAGGTGTAAATTTTCATCTCTCAAAATTAAAGAAATAATTTTCGCATTACCTTCCATTTTTTTGTTCTCAGCAAAAGCAAATGAGCAAGCAAATGAAACATAAAACCTTATTCCTTCCAGAATGTTAATAGACATTAAGGTTAGATATAATTTCTTCTTTTGAGAATCTAAAGCATCATCTGGTAAAGAATTAATCAAATCATCGTAATACTTCGTAACTGAAGAGGCTCTTTTTAAAACTTCCTCATCATTCAAAATATTATCGAATATGTCTCCAGGATTTGAGTATATATTTTTTATGATATAAGTATATGAATAGCTGTGAACTGTTTCAGAAAACTCCCATGTCTTGGCAAAAGCTTCCAACTCTGAATTAGAACAATTCTCTAATAGATTAGATATACCTCTTGACTGAACCGAGTCAAGCAAAATTTGATAAGATAAATTTTTAGTGAAGATGAATTTTTCATGTTCGGTTAAAGATTCAAAATCGCTCTTTTCTTTCCCAGCCAAAGAAACCTCTTCTGGTCTCCAGAAGAATCCCAATTGTTCTTTGAAGAAATTAAATATACCTGGGTATCTAAACTTATCATAGCGTTGAATATTCAAGCTCTTACCAAAAAACAATGGTTCCTTCGTAAAGTCTACGTTATTATCTAAATTAATTATTGATTTCTTGTTGGTCATTATATTGATGTATTTTTACTTTTAAATTTCTTTTTTTTGCTAAGTCAATCATGTGCTTACTACCATTACTCTTTCCATCCCAAAAACAAATAAGTGCATCAGCATATTCTGCCATTTGTTTATTCCTTAAAAATCCAGCCTGTTTACCGATGCTCCAATCTGGTTTAAACTGTTTAATAGTGTAACCTCTTTCTTGGGCATATTTTTCTCCCAGCTTATCAGCTCCACTTGCAGCTCCAGAAACAATTTCTATGTCTTCTTGTCGGCTCAACATGAAATCACATATTTCACATAACTTTTGATAATCATCAAAGGTTCTTGAACCAGCTATAATAATTTTCATAATTAATTTTTATATTGAACAAGCTCCACCTTCACAGTCCGTAACTTCTTCTTTGTTTTCTAATTTATTTTCTTGTTCTGCAAATTTAGCATTTTTTTCTGACTCTTCAAAAGAATCTGACTTTCCATCGTATGTATTTGAGTAATAAATTTGTTTTCCTCCCATTTGGTAAAAGTATAAAATATCTTTTGCAACATCGCTTAATGGAAGATTTTTGTCTGGATATTTTGTCATATCATAATAATGATTTGCGGAAATTCCCTGGTCAACATATTTCTGAATAACGGAGTATATATTCATTAAACCTTTATTATCTTTTAAATCATAAGACAATGTGTATTTATTTTTTAACTTAGCCAATTCTGGCAAAACAAATTTAACCGTTCCTTTTTTTGATTTCTTGGTTGTAATCAAAGCCCTTGCTGGTTCTAATCCATTTGTAGAGTTAGTTACTACAGAAGAAGATTCACAAGGCATCATAGCAGTCAAAGCAGAATTTCTCATACCATATTGAAGTACGTCTTTTCTTAAAGAGTCCCAATCTAATGAAAATTTTCTTTTTGATATTTTGTCAACATTTTTATTATATGTGTCTATTGGAAATATGCCATCTGCATATTTTGTTTTATGAAACCATTCACACTTACCATATTCTTTAGCTAACTTAACAGAAGCCTTGATGCAATAATATTGAACGTGTTCCATTAATTCGTCTACTAAATCTATAGCAGCAGGGTCATCATAGCTTAAATTGTTTTTAGCAAGAAAATAAGCCAAGTTAGTAATACCAATCCCAAGAGAACGTCTTTTTAGCATTTTTTTTGCTGCGTTTACTGGATAATCTTGATTTTCTACAACAAAATCACCCATTCTAACTGCGTTTTCACATATTACTTCAAGTTCAGAAAAATCTTTAATTATACCAGCATTAATTGCAGCCAGGACGCATAGAGCTATTTCAGATTCTGTTTCATCTGCATCATCAATGTGATTTAGTGGAGTGGTAGGAAGTGTTATTTCCTGGCAATTATGCACTAAAATACCATTTGCAAAAAAATTTTCATTTTTATCCACCTTAATGTCGAATACTGGTTTAGTCTCATTTAATTTTTCAATTTTTATCATGTTTTTATTTTTTAACTCTTCCTTTTTTGTAAATATTTAAATCTATATTTTTTTCATTATCCTTATGAATTCTTATATCTTTATTCCCATCATTATACCATCTCCATTCTGATGATTTTTTAGCTAATTTATTTCTATGTTCATTTGTTTTAATGTAATCAATGTCTTTAATATTTATATTTAATTTTTCACAAATTCTTTTTTTGAATTCAGAAAACCCTCCTCCATTGAATCTAAATTTAGAAAAATTTTTTGGTAAACCATTTTGTTCAGCAAATTCATACCACTTTCTAACTTTAAATATACCAAATTTTCTAATAAAAACACATCCCATTTCCACTATTTCATCGTCTGTTTTTCCGCAATATCTTGGATTATTTTTACCTTGAGTTCTTTTTATCAATTGATTTATGTAATTTACAAATTTTTCTTCTGGTAAAGAATTTATAATATCTCCACCATCTCCTCCAATTGTCATATTGTATCCATTTTTAAAGGTATCAAATTTTTTAATGAATTCTTTTTCTTTATTTATGGCTTCAGTCATTATTTCAGTTTCATATAAACACTCGCTTTTTATATCATTAATTCCATATTTCCTTATAGCTCTATAAAAATGTGTATCTATACCAGATAGAGAATTTGTTAAATGTTTATGCAATCTTTCTTCTATTTTTAAAGATGTATATCCAATGTATGATTTATTACTTGATTTAAACGTATGCTTGTAGATTTTATATTTCATGTCGATAACTTAACTTCATTTAGAAGTAAATAGTCGACAATTTTATAAAATCAATAAAACATCATTGTTTTTTAAATCATTTGCCAAAACATATCCCCTATTTTCTGTCCAAATTTGATGGTCTGGAGTGCAAACAATACTTTTTCCACTGCTCTCATCTGTTATTTTTAACACTTTACTATTCTCATTCATTAATGCAGAGCTTAACACCGTCATATATTCTTCTTTTTTATTAACAAAATCATAAGATTTTACTTTAATAAGACTTTTAGCATACATAAAAATTTTATCTTCAACTTCATTAGAATTAATAAATGTTTTACTAAACAAATCATTAAGCTGGACAAGATTCATATCTAATAAAATACTTCCATCATCTTGCCATGTCCATTCTACTTTTTCTGGTAATAAATCAAATTGATAATCAAATATTTTAACAGAAACTTTAGAATTGCCATCCAAACAAAGATTGCTCATGGTAATCTTATCTTTAAATGAACTATGAGAATTTGCATTGTCAATGTTCATAACATACATTCTACCCGTTCCAATTCTTTCCTGACAAAATTGATTAAATAAATCTCTTGCATTTACCTTTTTTTTATCAATAGATTTATCTGCTTCATATTTTTCATATAACAAATCAAACTTATCATTATCTAAACCAAAAGCGTCCAATAAATCTGGAACATCAGCTGGAGAAAAAAGAGTAATATCTTTATTTTCTACAAATCTTTTATAAAACAATCTACAGAACTGAATAGAATAATCTAATTTTCTAACTCTATTATCATCTGTTCCTTTGTTGTTTTTCAAAACAAGAATATCTTGAATTTCCTTATGCCAAAAAGGAAAGTGAACAGTTGCGCTGCCTCCTCTAACTCCATTTTGAGTACAGGATTTAACCGTAGCTTCAAACATTTTTAAATAAGGAATAACTCCAGTGTGAATAACTTCACCGTTTCTTATCTTATCGCCAAGAGACCTTATTCTGCCAGCATTTAAGCCTATTCCAGCCCTTTTTGACGTATAGTATCCTATAGCTGTGTTTGAATTAAATATAGAGTTTAATGAGTCACCTATATCTATCAAAGTGCAACTAGACCATTGACGACCTGGAGCTCTTACTCCAGCCATTATTGGAGTTGGAAGATTTATTTTAAATTTTGAAATGTCGTCATAAAAAGACTTAATTCTTGACATTCTTTTTGTTTTGTCATAATCAGCAAACAAAGTCATAGAAATCATTATATACATATACTGAGGGGTCTCATAAACTTCTCCATTCTTTCTATCTTGAGCAAGATATTTATCAATTAGTTGCTGAATTCCACAATAAGGAAAATCTAAATCTCTATCATGTTTAATGAAATTATTAATTTTACCTATTTCTTCTTCTGTATATTTTTCTAATATAATTGAATCATAAACTCCTCTTTTAATGTTTCTTTTTATTAAATCAAATAAATGAGGCAAATTTGAAACAGAACCGTGTAATTTTTTTCTTAAAAGATAATTACATAAATTTCCAGCAACAAACTGATAATTTGGATTATTTTCATTTGTTAATTCATCTGCTGACTTAATCATTACTCTATGAATTTGCTCTGTTGTAATTTCGTCATGAATTTGAAGTTTTGCATTCATGGCTACATCAGACGCAGAAACATCTTTTATTCCTTCTGTTGCCCAGATTAAAACTTTATTTATTTTATCGTAATCAAGGTCTTCCTTTCTACCATCTCTTTTTACTACTTTAATATCTCCTTTCATTTTAATTATTTATTAATTGTTTAAAATATCCTGTTCCATTTGTAATCCATTAAGTGCCACTTTTCCTGTAGCATCTGGCGAAATTATTTCAATATATACTTTTGATGTATCAAATATCATATCTAAAGAATATCCATCTGCGCCATTTCTGTTTTTCATCATTAACAATTTTGCAGAATTGTTTACTTTACTTTTGTTCGGTCTTGCAACACCTAAAATTAAATCAGCAGTGTTAGCTTTTCCCATATCTTCAGATATATTTGACACATTAAATTCTTCAGTATTATATCCGCCTCTATTTACCTGGCTTGCTGTCCATAAAGGACAATTAAATTCATTTGCTAAACCTCTTAGATTTTCATATATATCTGTAAGAGAATGTCTTTTTTCTGAATATGACGATGTCGCTTTCATTAAATCGGCATAATCAACTATAATGACATCAGGAGTAAAATTTTGTTCTCTTTTTAAAGAAAGTAGATGATTTCTTAGTGTATTTACTGTTGGTTTTTGTTGCAAAAATTCAGTTATAATTAATCTACAACCATTAGAAGCTAATCTTTGACAACCATCATCTATTATGTGTCTACAATCAGATACCATATTTATCGGAACATTGTTTAAACAAGCGTCAAATCTATTTCCAATTGCTGTTTCAGCAAGTTCTAAGGTATAGTAGACAACTTTTTTACCAGCCAATAAAGCTTCGCTTCCAACCTTAACCAAAAACATAGACTTTCCACCGCCTGTTGGAGATAATACAATTGCAAGTTCTCCTCCAGCTAAACCACCACCTATTTTTGAATTTAATCCTTCTAAACAAGGAACTGGTTTCCTTATTTTTTTTTGCATTCTTAGGTCTACATCTTTAAGATAATCGTGACCTTTTGCTTTTGTTTCGCATTTTAAAATTGCTTTATTTATTGTATTTGCAATTTCATTAAAATTTCCCATATCAAAATCTTCAGCAGCTTTGAATAACGCTTTTTTTAATGATTGTTTTCTAAAAAAATCAAGCGTAGTATCTATAACAAAATCTCTATCTTTTACTTCAAAGTCATATATAGAATCTATTGCATCATGAAGTTCTTTTACTTGATTCTTATCTCTAAAACTTAAAACCATCACTTGTTTTAAAGTGTCTTTTTCTGGGACAGAGTTGTATTTATTAATTAATTTCAATGTAGACTTTAAAATTGTTCTATAATATGTATTATCAAAATAATCTAAGTCTATTATATCAATAATTTGTTCCCTAAATGAATAATTTTGAGGTTCTAAAATGAGTGTAATTGTTTTCTTTTGTAGATTAATGTCGCTCATTACATTTGAAATCTCAATGTCTTCTATTTCGTTAGATAATATTTTTTTGTTCATAAATTTTTTTGATTATTAAAATTGTAGCTATAAATAAAAGAAATAAGTTAAAACCCAAAATTAAAAAAAATCATATTTTATAATATGTTGGTTTTGAAGTGAATATAAAAAATCAAAAATTATGTTAAATTTTCTTTTGAAAATTCAAGTTCTTTAGTTGAAATTCTATAAAATGGCTGAAAAAACAACCCATAATCCTGGTTATATACGAATTGGTGAAATCCATCTTTTACAAACATTTTCATAGCAGTGTCAATTGACCTTTCTGACATATTATCTGGGTCTGCAATTAAGCAAGAACTAATTTCAATAATTCCGTCAACAGCTTTTTGAGTTAAAAAAGGACTTTCATTTAAATCCATTAATTTTTTGTTTAATTCAAACTGGTCTTTTGATTCAATAATTATTTGAAGTTTTTTACTTGGCTTTTTTAACTTCCCTTGTTTTATCTTAGCTTCTTCTACCAAGTCATTAATAGTATATTTTTTTTCTTTGAGAAGTGGAAATTGTTCTAATAAGGTTTTTTCACCGATACCTTTTATACCTTTGATGAAATCGGAATCGTCTCCATCAAAGCATTTAAATAAAATAGAATTCTCCTGAATATAACCAAATGTTTCTTGAAAATTTTCAGGACTTATTATAAGATTATCTGATGGTCTTATAACATAAACATTTTCATCCACTAAACAATAGTAATCTCTATCAGCAGATGATATGTATATAATCTCGTCTTCTTGTTTATTTTTTACATAACCAGCTATTAAATCATCACCTTCTATGTAATCAACTTCAAGTTGTCTGACATACAGTTCTTCCAGATAATTTTTAACTTTTATCTTCTGTTTAAGTAAAGAGTTCTTTTTATTTTTTTCGTATTCTAATCCTTTATCTGTAAACCCATAAGCCTCCCTGGAGAAGTCTCTGTCTCTATTTGATTTATACAAAGGATAAATGTCTTTTCTAAATTGACCAGCAGCTTTTCCATCCCACATCACAACTACTCTATCTGGCATTAATTTGTTTATTAAAGCTCTTAAACTATCCAAAAAACCAAACAAGCCTCCACACCACTCACCTCCAGAACGCATATCTTCTCTTTTGGCTGCATTTCTACGAAGATTCCATTCTCCATCTAAAATTAACACCTTTTTCATTTTCATGCTGCAAATATAAGTTCTTTTGATTTAAAAAGAAGTTTTTGTAAGAAAAAAAAAGAGGGAAAAAAATCTCCCTCTTTTTTAATCAAACTATATTAACCAATCAATTACTCATTATCTGGTTCTGCATCATATTGAACAACTCCATCTTCAGACTCTTCAATGGTTGTCACTATTGCTCCTTCTCCATCTCCCAGAACTTTTTGGAAATAGTCCATATTATCAACCTTGTATTTATCAATTTCTTTTTTGTCATCAAGAATAAATCCTGTAGGTGTAATAATAATCTTTCCACCAGTGCTTATTCCGTTTACATGGTTTTTATCAATCTTGATTGAAACACGGTTTGCAAAGGTAATATCCTTGCCGTTCTTTGTTGCTTTAATCTTGTTAATACCAGCAGTTGCTTCATTACCACAAATGATAAGCATAGAAGAATCGTATTTCATAGTAGTTCCACCTTTGTATTCCATCTTTGGTTGTCCCATTGGATTTGAAGGTTTTCTAACCCAAGCTTTGTTTACACAAATTAAAGAGTTAGTAAAAGGGTAATCAGCTTTTCTTGAAGCAACAATGCGTTGATTTACGTGATTTCCAAATTGAACTGACATAGCTCCAGCATTCCACTCGTTGTTATTTTTGCCTTTTTCAATGGACATTTCACAAGGAATTGAGCCAACAGAATCCCACAAAAACAATAAATCGTGTGGCAACTTTCCCTTCTCTTGGTCATCAAGTAGTTTGTTTATAAAATGAGCAACACCTTCAATAGATTTTAACTGAGGTCTATCTGCATAAATAAACTCTCCATCAATAGAGGTTAATTCACCAGTTGTTTCGTCATACTTTTCTTCTATTTCAAGACCCATCAATTTAGCATGTTCCCAACTCCATTTCATTTCTGTAATAATAAATACAGGAAGAATACCCATTT